TAGAAAAAGTATATGGATTTACGCCTGGTATCATAGGCTCTGGGAGGTTTGAAATTGATGCTCCTATAGTAATTGGGAATACTCAGACTTTATACCGAAACATAGACAAGATTAAAAAGGAATTCGGCACAATCATACTAGACGAAATGCACCATGTTAGTAGCCCTACCTTTTCCAAACTTTTAGATTCTAATTACTGTAGATATAAGATTGGATTATCAGGAACTATACAAAGAAAAGATGGTAAGCATGTAGTGTTTAGAGATTACTTTGGAAATAAAGTCTTTAAACCCCCAAAAGAAAACTATATGCAGCCTAGGATAGATATAATCCCCTCCGATGTAAGATTTTTGGATGGCAATAAAACACCTTGGGCAAACAGAGTAACTAACTTAGCTACTAATGAAGAGTATATACATACCGTAGCAATGCTTGCAGCTGCTTATGCAGCAAAAGGCCATAAAGTATTGGTAGTAAGTGATAGAGTTAGTTTTTTAAAGAAAGCCGCAGAGCTAGTAGGAGATACTGCGGTATGTATAACAGGAGATGTACCACATGAAGATCGCGAAGACCTTATTGATGAAATTAAGTATAAAGGTAAATCTGTTCTTTTTGGAACTCAATCTATTTTTTCAGAAGGAATTAGTGTTGACATACTTAGCTGCCTCATCTTGGGTACACCAATCAACAATGAGCCTTTACTAACGCAGCTAATAGGCAGAGTAATAAGAAAGAAAGACGGAAAGACTAGCCCCGTAATTGTAGACATACACCTAAAAGGCAACACTGCTAGGAAGCAAGCCTCTAATAGGATAGGATATTATATGAAAGAAGGCTATGATATAGGATACATTTAAAAAAATAGTTCATGACAATTGTTTAATTTTTTGGTATAATAATTCTCTTATTTAATTGGAACAAAATTTACGAAGAAACAGAGGGTAGCACGTCTGAGATACTTAATGTCTTGGAGATGTTACACTACAAGAAGATACCTTATAACAGGTATGATTCTCTCTATAAATATAGAAATACCAGTTTCTCTGGAGATAGCTTTTTAGCTAATCCAGGAATACTTTTGGAGCACTCCTTCAGGTACACTCCAAAAGAAATAGCAATATATGTCGCATTAGCCTCTAGACGAAAGTTGGCTGACTATATTGCTTTTAATAGAAGAACCTTGAGCAGTCGTCACGCTCCCAACCTAACAGAAATTATAAACACAAATAGACTACTTTATATAGAAGACGGTTCAATCCATTTTATATATGAAGAAGCCCAACGGAGATAACAAAACAATGGCACTATCATTTAACAAACAAACTGGCGGAGCACTGAAAAGCTCTAACAACTCTTACAAATACGTAGATGGCGATAATAAAGTTCGTATAGTTGGCGACATCTTAGCCCGTTACGTATACTGGATTAAAGGCGAGAACGACAAGAACCTACCACTAGAATGTTTATCATTCGATCGAGATCAAGAAGCATTTACTAACAAAGAAAAAGATTGGGTTCGTGAGTACTACCCAGATCTTAAGTGTGGCTGGTCATATGCTACTCAATGTATTGATGGTAAAGATGGTCAAGTTAAAGTATTGAACTTGAAGAAAAAATTATGGGAACAGATAATTACTGCAGCTGAAGACTTAGGCGACCCCACTGATGTAGAATCAGGTTGGGATGTTTGCTTCAAACGAGTAAAGACTGGCCCTCTAGCATACAATGTAGAATATCAACTTCAAGCACTTAAGTGCAAGCCTCGTGCTCTAGATGACGATGAATTAGCAGCTATCAAAGATCTTAAATCAATGGATTTAGTAATGGCTCGACCTACTCCAGACGCTCAGAAAGAGCTTCTTGATCGTGTGCGCAAAGGAAGTAACGATAACGTAGATGAGTCTCTTGAAGACGAGTTTAACGTAGGATGATCCTATTTACAGCAGATTGGCATATAAAACTGGGGCAAAAGAATGTCCCAGTTGAATGGGCAAAGAACAGATACGCTCTGTTCTTTGACCAGATTTACTTGCTAGAAGCTGAGGTAGACCTTCATATCATAGGAGGAGATCTATTTGATAGACTCCCCACAATGGAAGAATTGGAGTTATACTTCTCTTTTGTTGGGCAGGTAAGTATACCAACTATAATATATGATGGCAACCACGAAGCCACTAAGAAACATAAAACTTTCTTTACAAACCTAAAAGATGCCACTAGAAGTGTCAATTCTTTAGTTGAGGTGGTAGATTATGATTATAGCCATAATAATATAAATATCTTACCCTATGTTAGCCTGCACAAGAAAAATTGTGTGGATAACTTTGATAAAACGCTGCCGTTGTTTACCCATGTAAGAGGTGAGATACCTCCCCATGTAAAACCAGAGGTAGATTTGAGTATATTTGACGAATTCCCTGTAGTATTCGCTGGAGATCTGCACTCTCATAGCAATACACAGAGAAACATTGTCTACCCAGGAAGCCCTATGACAACGTCGTTTCATAGAAACAAAGTTGAGACGGGGTATCTACTAATCGACACTGATTGGTCTTGGGAGTGGAAGAAGTTTAACCTTCCCCAACTACTACGGAAGACTGTATCAAAAACCGAAGATATGATTCCTACTATCTTTGACCATACTATCTACGAGATAGAGGGTGACATGCAGGATCTAGCAAATATAGAAGATTCTTCTTTATTAGATAAAAAAGTAATAAAACGAAGCACAGAAGCCAGCTTAGTCATAGGCAAAGATATGACCAAAGAAGAGGAATTAATAGAGTATTTAACTTATATACTAGAAATTCCAGAAGAAAAAATATCAAACATTTTAGGGGTTTACAATGATTACGCTCAAAAAGCTCAGTTGGGATAACTGCTTTAGTTATGGTTCAGGAAACGAGTTAAATCTCGCTGACAATACCGTAACTCAAATCATTGGTACTAACGGGATGGGGAAGTCCTCCATCCCGTTAATTATAGAGGAAGCGTTATATAACAAAAACTCTAAGGGTATCAAGAAAGCAGACATACCAAATAGATATGTTAATAATGGGTACAGTATTACATTGGAGTTCTCTAAAGGTTCTAATGAGTATTGTATCTCTGTGTGTAGAAAAAGCAGTATAAAGGTAAAGTTAGAAGAAAATGGGGTAGATATATCTAGTCATACGGCTACAAATACCTACAAAAGTCTTCAAGAAATTATAGGGGTAGACTTTAAAACCTTCTCTCAATTAGTGTATCAAAATACTAATGCAAGTTTGCAGTTTCTTACCGCCACAGACTCTAATAGAAAGAAATTTCTTATAGATCTACTACATTTGGAAGATTACATAGAGTTATTTGAGATTTTCAAAGAGGCATCAAAGGATTCGAATAACTTAATTACCAGTAGTAAAGCTAAGATTGCAACGATTAATAAGTGGCTTAGTGATAACAAATTGAGTGATACCAACATACTTCCAACAATAAATATTGAAATTAATACACAAGAAGACGAGAAACAACTAAGTACTTTATTATTAGAAATTAAAAATATTTCTGAAAATAATAAAAAAATTGCAAATAATAATAGATTTTTAGACAGACTAAAGAAGCTTGACCTAGAAAAGGCAAGGACAGTGTCTCCTGGTGATAAGATATCACCCTCAGAAGACAGAGAGTCTTTATTTGCAGCAAAAGCAAAGAAAGACAATGCCATAAAAGCATTGAAGAAGTTAGTGGGTTTAGGCAATACTTGTCATGTATGTGACCAAGATATAAACGAAACCTTCAAAAAAGATTTAATGGAACATGAAGTAGGCGAAAGAGATACAGCTAAGGCAGCTATAGAAGAGCTGACTGCTAGTATTAAAGTAGCCGAAGAGCATAATAGAAAAGTAGAATCTTTTGCAGATCTTGAGAGGTCATGGTCAGATACATTTAGATCTATAGACAGAAGCCTTCCAACTAGACTTCAAAACGAAGAAGATCTAAGACAGGAAGCAGAAAAACTAAGTCTACAGATAAAGTTTAAACGAGATGAGATACGTCTCTTAACAGATCAAAACACAGATATAACTAAAAGAAATACTAGAATACAAGTTATTCAGGAGCAGACCCAGGAGTTTATATCACAGCTTGGAGATGCTACGAAAAGCCTTAATCAACATTCTGATTTAGATTCTACACTAGAGGTATTGAAGAAAGCCTTTAGTACAAATGGTCTTTTAGCTTATAAGATAGAGAACCTAGTAGTAGAGTTGGAAGAGGTTGCTAATACGTACTTAGCAGAGCTGTCTGACGGCAGGTTTACTTTAGGCTTCAATGTGCAAAAAGATAAGTTAAATGTAGAGATCACAGACAACGGCAATACAGTAGATATACTTGCATTATCTTCTGGTGAGCTAGCTAGAGTTAATACTGCTACTCTTATTGCTATTCGCAAGTTGATGAGTAGTATATCAAAATCGAAAATTAATATACTTTTCCTGGACGAAGTTATTAATGTTTTGGACGATACTGGACGTGAGAAGATGGTAGAGCTTCTGATTAAAGAAGATGAACTGAACACTTATGTAGTATCACACGGTTGGACACATCCATTATTGGATAAGATTGAAGTCGTAAAAGATGGAAATGTGAGTAAATTAGAATGGTAGATTCAAGAGCAAAAGGCGCAAGAGGTGAGTATCTAGTACGAGATATGCTTCGAGAAGCCACAGGACATAAGTTCGAAAGAGTCCCCGCTTCAGGGGCGCTAGAGTATTTAAAAGGCGATTTGTATGTCCCAAGAGAGGCTAATAAATATTGTATAGAAGTAAAAAACTATGCTGAGTCTCCGTTATCGGACAAACTATTCACACAGGAAAAGACTAATAACCTTATTCGGTGGTGGAAAAAAGTAGTAGTACAAGCAGAGGGCGGAGATCAAGAGCCTATGTTATTCTTTAAGTATAATAGGTCAAAGGTTTTTGTGGTTGTAGATGAAGAACCTAAACACACAAAATGTATTCATGTCAATTGGTTAAATTGCTACGTTATGTTAGCTGAAGAGTGGTTAGCACAAGAAAAGGTACATTTTATCCATGAGACGACAATTACTAAAAAGTAGCTTTGCTACCTTAAACAGAAGGAAACAGATAATGGCTTTTAGCTTTTTAAAGCAATTCGAAAAAGATGCGGGGTCAACGCTAGTAGTAGATGCGTTAAACCTTGCCTTTAGGTGGAAGCATAACGGAAAAACAGACTTTATACAGGAGTATATAGCAACAGTACAGTCGCTTGCTACCTCATATAACTGTGAGAAGATCATAATCACAGCAGACCAAGGGTCTTCTTCTTATAGAAAGAATCTTGATCCTGGCTATAAACAGAATCGAAAAGATAAATATGCCGAACAAACAGAAGAAGAGGCAGCAGCTTTTAAACTGTTCTTCCAAGAATACGAAAAAACTCTAGCAGCTCTAGAGAATATGTACCCCGTACTTCGCTACGATGGTGTAGAGGCAGATGATATTGCCGCACACTTAGTAAAGTTTAAAGGACATTATGGGTTAGACACAATTTGGTTGGTTTCTAGTGACCGAGATTGGGATTTGCTTATTAGCGATAATGTTTCTCGATTCTCGTATGTTACTAGAAAAGAAGTTACTAAAGCCAATTGGTCAGACCACTACGATGTATCTATGGAGGAGTATATATCTCTGAAGTGTTTGACAGGAGATAAAGGGGATAATGTTCCAGGTATTCCTGGTGTAGGCCCTAAGCGTGCTCAAGGTCTTATAGAGCAGTTTGGTGATGCAATGAGTGTGTATGATGCAGTACCTTTAAGCGGAAGCTATAAGTATATACAAAATGTAAATCTACACGCAGAACAGATACTAAAAAATTACGAACTAATGGATTTAATTACATATTGCGATGATGCAATAGGGGTCGATAATATAAACGACATCGAGGAGAAGTTACTTGTTGAAAATTGATTATAACAGAGATAAGTATCTATCAGAGTTCAGTATAAAGACTCTAGAGGATAGATACTTATTAGAGGGCGAAAACTCCCCTCAAGATGCATTTGCTAGAGCCGCTAACGCCTTTTCGGACGATGAAGCACATGCACAAAGATTGTATGACTATGCTAGTAAGCTTTGGTTTATGTTTTCTACTCCTGTTCTTAGCAACGGTGGTAGTAAGCGTGGTTTACCTATTAGCTGTTTTTTAAACTTTGTAGAAGATAGCAGACAAGGTCTTACAGGTCATTATACAGAGAATGCGTTTCTTTCTTCTGTTGGTGGTGGTATAGGCGGTTCTTGGAGCGAGGTACGTAGTGTTGGATCT